AACGAAATAAATGGCAACCTGTGGCATCTGTGACGGACGCGGCTCACTGGCCGTCAAGCGCCAGGACAAGACACCCGATGGTTCCATGCGGGCCGTGCTCGAAGAAGTACCCTGCACCAACTGTGACGGCACAGGAAAAATCTCAGACGACCGGAGCGAATCAGACATGAAACTCACCGCAGGAATGCGCCGCCAATTACCGTCCAGTGACTTTGCTCTGCCCGGACAGGGCGAGGGAGCCGAAGGCAAAGGCCCTGGCTCGTATCCGATTCCGAACCGGAGCCATGCCGTCAACGCACTTTCGCGCTCCAGCGGCAAGCCGGAAGCCTCTGCCGTCCGTGCTGCGGTCAAAAGGAAATTCCCCAGTATTGGCCGCAAGATTCTTAAGGGCAAGTAATTCAAGCACACCTGGCCATGAACAAAGAAACCGAGAAAGTTCCCAAACACGGAACGCCGCAAACGGGCTACATGCCGCCTAGTTGCGGACCGTTTCGTTGTGACCACTGTGAGCACTATCAGGTGAAAGCCGATGGCTCCGGCTGCGACCAAGAGGATGTAGTCAAGGAATTGGGCGCGGGCAAAAACGGCCTCGCGCCTGTGGATGATGGCGGTTGCTGCAATATGTACGAACCGGCCAAGCCTGAACCTATTCCATTCATCATGCCTGTCGCGGGCAGCAAGGCGCGTAAGTCCATCGGGCGCAAGATTCTCGGTATGGGAGCGTAAATGCGCTGGCCTTTCGTATCCGCATCTCGCTACGACGATCTTCTTCGTGAGAAGAACTCGCAGTTGGGCGAGCGCGACAAGCGCATCTCCGACCTTGAAGCCGAGCGCAAAGTCCTGCTCGACCGCTTGAGCGAAGTCACCACCGGAAGCACCATCTATTCCAAGCCCGCACCGCCAGCCGCACTACCTGAGACAGACACGGCCAAAGAGCCACCCTCCGAAGTTATTCCCATCGTGCGCCGCCCAAGCCAGGCCGTAGCCGAGGCCGACCGCATCTTCCGCCGCCGCCAACTGGAGAGACTCTACCCTAACCAGCGCAAAGACAAGGAAATGCAGGAAGTCGTGCTGCGCAGCTTTGACGTAGCCGACATGGAAGCACGACAGGCAGCGGCAGCCAACAAATCATCCTGAAAGGAACAAATCCATGAGTTTTGCCTTAGCAAAATATGAACTTATCAGTGAGCATGTCGTGGACGGCAAAACCGTTCCCGCGCAAATCGTCAACTGTCTGGCCTTCGGTGCGCGAGAGGTGGACGGCAAAGAAGTCGTGAGCGTGATCTACGGCAAAGAGCCAAGCGGAGCGCCGGTCACGCTGGCGAGCGATGCAGCCCTGGTCGAGATTCGCCGCGATGTGCCAGCCGACCAGGTATCGCTCGTGACGGAATCGTCGCCCGAATCAGCGAAGAGCGAATGAGCCAACCCGATCCATCCTCATGCTCCTGTACCTGTGGCGGGAGAAAAGCCGAGCAGGTCATCCAGTCAGAGGCGCAACTCTTGGCTCGCGGCAACTGTCCCTGCTGCGACCAGCAGAAATGCGTCTTCCATTTCCACCGCAAAGAAACCGGAGAGTTGCTGGACGATCTGGACGATTTCGGCCAGTCTGACCGCTACGCAGCCGTAGCCCTGGTGCTCGGTGGCGCAGAGAATACCGAGTTGGTCTTTGCCAACGATGGTTCGCGGATGCGGCGCTTGGCCACGATCAACAAATTTGTCAAATCGGGAATGAATCCAGTGGGATTCATCGGAGTAACCGAGCGCGGCATGGTGCATACGCGGACGCTGCCGAATTACCGCGACAACGCGCAGGTCGAGCAATACCTGGAGAACGTCAAGCGGGCTTGTCTGTCGGATTTATTGGCAATGTGCTCGATTGCGGAAGTGAGCGTGCAGTAGCCTCGTATCGCTGCAAGGCTTCATCGAATGCCTGCATCAGCCACAATCGCTGCTGAAACTCATCCATTTTGGACATGCGTTCAATTTGCGGCTGAAGAGTTTGCGCATAGTGCCGGGCGTACAAGCGACGGTTCTCCTCGGCGATGTGGCGACGCATCAGTTCATCGGGTTGATAAACGGCAACGATAAGGCCGTTATCAAGTTTCAATGTGGCATGTTCGGTAAGAGGTTCGCCGCATCCAACGACTTGGCAGATGCCTGATGATGCTCCGTTGTTGCTGAAGGCGTGGTCTTTCATTTTCTGTTGATCTCCGATACTCCCGCGAAACAAAGAGCGGCTATAAGCAACGCAGCCAAGCCGGACCAGAAATGCGCAGCCAAGCCGTCAGGCGGGGTCTTGGCTATCCCCTCAACTTCGGCGCATACCAACAGGAACATGAAAAGCAATCCGATAAACGTTAGAACAGTAGTGGCCAGCATTTTCATAACGCGCTCATTCTAATGCCCGACCTCGAAAACGTCACCAACAAAATCTCAGCACAGTCGGACACCGCGCAGCACGGCCAGGAAACCACCCACTCCGACCCGCAGCGCACCGACCCGGCCCAAGACTCCTCGCTGAACGATGCCGAGCAGAAGGCGCTCATCGAGTGTGTCCGCCGCTACAAGCAGTCCTGGTTCCTCCAGCGGCGCATGATTATCCGCCGCGTTCTCAAAGCCTACGAGTTCTTCAAGGGCAACCAGTTCATCAGCTTTGACCCCGAATCCTTCCAGTGGTACGACGCACTCGACACACTCTTCCAGCAGCAGCAATCGAGCGAAAATGTTGATCTGGAGATGTACCAGTTCGCGACCAACTTCTACCAGATGCTTGGCTTTGCCTTTGTCGCCGCGCTTTCCGCGCAAGTGCCAAAGACACGATTCCTGCCCGATAATGCCGAGCGCGAAGAAGACATCGCTACAGCTAAGGCCGCGAGCCGGGTGCAGGAGATCATCGAGCGCCAGAACCGCATCAAGAGCCTTCATAAGCAGGGACTATTGTTCCTGTGGATGGCAGGCTGCTACTTTCGCCATACCCGCTACATCGTGGATGCTGACCGCGCCGGGACGCATACCGAGCCAGTCGCAGCCATGAAAGCAGGCATCATCCTCTCCGAGCGTTTTTACTGCCCACGCTGCGGAGCCACTGCGCCCGCCAAAGGCTTTGACGAGCAGGCAGGCATGGCATGTCCGCAATGCGGCACGCAACTTAGCGGCAACGACTACTACCCGGCAGAAGAAGGCGAGATGCCGACCATCGAAGGCGACGAAGAAGTGCCGAACGGCATGGTCGCGCATACACTCTACTCGCCCTTGATGGTGGATGCCGCGCCGTGGGCCAAAAACCTCGCGGAGACACCTATCCTGAACGTAGACGAGGAAGTAGATATTGCCTCGCTGCGCGAATCCTTCCCGACCAAGTGGGACCAGCTCAGGGAAGTGACCGGACCAACCACGCCGGAGAACAGCAACGAACGCTTTGCCCGCATCTACATCTACACCGAGGCCGGATCGCGCTCGAATATGCTGCAAGACTTGAAGCCCACCTTGTCGCGCACCTGGATTCAGCCGTGGGCCTTGAACTCCATCGAAGACCGGAAGATGGCCGAGGGGTTGCGCAAGAAATTTCCCAAAGGCGTCTTGCTGGTCAACGTGGGCGACCTTTTCCTTGAAGCGCGGGAAGCGAAACTCACCGACCAGTGGACTTGGGGCGGAACGATTCAAGAGATGTTTGGCCTATTCCCGCCAGCCGTAGGCGATGCCGCAATTCCCTTGCAGCAGAGAATCAACGATGTCGCCAACATCACGCACGAGTATATGGACAGACTCGCGGCGGGCATGGTCTTGTACAACTCATCACTGATTGATGGCGAAGCCCTGAACGGGCAGCCAATGATGGTCGGCAGGCTGAACCCGGTGCGGATGAAGAACCTCGCCTCCGCAGCCTCGAACCGGCTGGAAGATGCCATCGTACAAATCAAGGCCGAGATTGACAACAACATCTACAGTTACACCGACAAGTTGGTCTTCACCATGCAGTTGATTTCCGGAACGCCGCCGCAAATCTTTGGCGGCTCTGGCGACCCGCACGTGGAGACGATGGGCGGCCAGCAGCAGCAACTCTCGACCGCAATGGGCAAACTCTCGCTCTTCTGGGACAACGTGCGCGACGAACACGCGCAGGCATCAGAGTTGTCGGTCAAGTGTGCGCAAGAGAACATGACCGATGACTGGATCAGTGTCACCACGGACGAATCGGGAGAATACCGCAACGACTACGTGCGGCTGGACGAGATGGAAGGCAATGTCCATGCGTATCCCGAAACCGACCAGTCATTCCCGATGACATGGCAGGAAGTAAAAAACTTCTGGGAGAAATTGATCGAGTTCGGCAATTCCGGCAAGAACCCTTACGTGAACGCGATCTTGGACGATCCAACGAACCAGCAGCAGATAGCAACGTGGACAGGCGTACCGGGGTTGGTTGTGCCGGGCCAGGACATGCGCAACAAGGTGCTGCGCATCATAGACTTGCTGTTGCAGCAGCAGCCCATCAAGCAGACCGTACCAATCCCGAATGCGTCGCCCGACCCGAATACCGGAGTGCCGCCGACCACGGAGATTCTGCTACCGTCCATCATGCCGGACAGAGATGTAGATGATTTCCAGATCATTGTCCAGACAGTGAGGCAGTATGCGCAAAAGAATTTCGATAAATCCGCGCAGAATTCTCTTGGCTGGCAAAACCTGATCGCGTATTATCGCGTGAGTCGTCAGTTTGGTCTGGAAGAGGCGCAAAAGCAGGCAGCAGCGCAGGGCCAGCAGGGAGGAGAGCAGCAGTGAACGAAAACGAGAGATTGCTGGAAGAGCAGGAGAGGTTGTCGTGGATTATGGCGGGGATGAGTACCGCCGCGCTAGGTTGGCTGAAGCCGCCTTACGAGTATGCAGGCCAACCCATTCCGCAGATCGAAGACGTTGTTCGTCTACGCGCAGCATTTGAGATTGCTTGCGAAGCCTTGAAACCGTTCTACGCCTGTGCGCAGAACAATCCAACTTTGACCACAAATGATGTGATGTGTCAGATGCAGCGCGAAGCCGAGAAAGCAATCAAGCGCATCCGCAACGCTTACATTCCGCCGAGCAGGCACAAAGTCCAATGACCATTCTGGCAAGTGAATGCGGGCACATTGTTGTGCCAACCGTCACGGAGATGCCGCTGGATACAGTTAAGCCGGGAGAATGGCTCCCGGTGCGACTGACGCCCGGAGTTATCCATCCCATTCATTTCCCGAAACGGAAACGAGCGCGCGTCCTATTCATTCCTGCCGTATGTGAAGCCTGCCAGATCATGCGCGAGGCGCATAACCTGTGAGCACGAATCCGCCGCGCCTCAATTCCGCCGAAGTGGTAGCAGGCTACGCGCC